AGCATCATAAATGCTTAATGTTTCTCCAATTTTATTTTGCCACCAATTTTGATTCTTAAATGTTCCATCTATTGAAAGAAAATCATTTCCAGAGCCTGCACTAAATGTTGTATTTACAGCAGAGCCATTAAAATAAGGCTGATCAACCAAAGTATCGCAAACATTAGCAGCAGAGCTGAATGTAGGCATATTAATTTGTGAAGATGTTAAGCCTTTACCATAAGTATCATTGGTTATGTAATCAAGAAAACATAACGCTGGATTGCTGGAATGCTTATAAGTGGAAACAGTGCCATATGTTTGTGTATTGTCTCTAGGATCAAAAACTTTCTTTCCTCTGACCTGTACTGTCAATTGTGGTATTCCTGACCACATTCCCTCTTTATCATAGCCATAGTGTGCTGCTATGTAACAAACTCCATCCAGTCTATGTGCTGAAGTCCAATTAGGCATAGATGCAACAAGCATGGGGTCTGCTGTTTGTGATGCAGCTCCATGATGTAAATTAAAAACATATCTATATCTTGATGTTGGGTCTGTGCCAAAAGTTCCAGCAGTTAGCTCTACTCCAAGACCATTTTGAGATGCTGTATTTAAAGAACCTGAGCCAGAAGATATCTTGTCTGATCCAATGTAACCACCATCTCTAAACCTTGCTGGATCAGTTAGTGGGTTGCCATCAAGTTCAATTGTTCTACCTAAAATCTCATCACATTCACCAACTGACAAAGCGTATACCACATACATATCCCTAGAATCGTTTTCATTTACATCCATGTAAATAATTTGCGCACCCACCCTTCTTGTTCCGTAGATAACTGGGATTTTTCCACCCATAGAGGTTTTGTTTGCCAATATATCTTGACCTTTGGCAAGCATTGCCCTAGCCTGCATAAACCCTTTAACACCAATAGCTAAAGTTGCTGCTGTTAGAGTAACCTGTATTTGTGTTATTAATTTGGCTTCGGCAAAGAGTGCCCAAGCAGCTTTAAAAAATTCACCAACAGCAGCAAAAAAATTCATTACATACCCCACCTAACATCTTCTTTTACTTGACCAGCAAACTCCATACCCTTATCACCAGAGCTAAAAGATTGCTGTGATTCGTCTGAGTAATGCCTGCCTTTGGTTAAATTCCAATTTGCCCAATGACTAGCAACAACCATAGATAAATTTGAGCTATCTATATTTTCATTTATAGATACATTTCTTATTTGTCCTGTAAAAAAATTAATTGCACCAACGATGCTTTCGTTTACATCAAAATAAGCCAAATAAACTTCAACTGTTTTATCTGTAAATGCTCCACTTTGCACCAACGATCTAACTTGATCTGTAATGTTGGAAAAACCAATGTTGATTTCATTAACTTGCAGTTGACCAGTTTCAGTTGTTGAATCAACTGTAAGAAAAGAACCACCAGCTTCATAATTATTTGAATCGTAAGTTACATCAGAATACCAATCAGTTAATCTTATAACTGTAGATAAATTGAGCTCAACTAAAAAAGCTGTTTTGGTTGCTGTGGATGATACTTGAGTTTGTAAAGCAGCAGATAGACTTCTAGGCATCAGGTAATAACCTCTCTAACGTCAAATGAAATACTGTAAAAACCACTAGCATCTGTTGAATACATGATTTCATTGTTTTCAAGATATACAGTAAAGCTAGGTTTATTTACAGTAACAGCTTCATTATCTGCAAGAGATGCTACTAAATTTGGAGATATGGTTACTGTTGCTGCTCCACCTGATGCATCAGCATCTTCAGATACCATGTACACCTTAGAATGATTCGCAAACTTAATATAATCTCCAGCCTTTAATACTCCTGTAGTTTGTGAAAAACCATCCATTGCTATTGTGTTATCGCCAGAAGTATGAGCTCCGTTAACAACTATATCTGTTTCTAATTTGCTTGCACCTAAATTGTCTAATGGTGCTTGAATAGTAAAGTCCTCAAAAGAACCTTTTTGCTTTTGTAAAAATGCAAATATCTCCTGTGCTTTTTCTTGTTGTAAAGGTGGCATCCCCACTGTAAAAGAAAAATATTGTGAGCCTATTTGTCTTACTTGTTTTTTACCAGATAAAGTCTGGTTCAAAAGCGTTGGTCTGTTATCTTTAAAATTTAAAGTTCTAAAGTTAGGGTCTGTTGGAAATTGACCAGACATTTACACAACCCCCATTTTGCCTTGATTGTTCATGGCGTTGTTTATGATTGATGTTATTAATCCTTTTCTAGATGCTAATAATTGATCAAAGCCAGCAGCATCAACTGTTGATATGTTGAAGTTGACTGTAGCACCGCCCATGCCTTGACCTTTTGTATGATCTATAACTGTTTCATTAGGATGTAATATAGCTGGGAATCCACCCTTACCATCTACGCCGCCACTCCTGGAACCCATGCCTGTATAACCACCGCCATCAAAACTTAGGCTATCAAAAAATGATTCAAATTTTCCTGTTATTGGTGCAATGATTGCCTTTTGAATTGCAATTCTAAGTAGTTGCTCAATGACATAATCTGCAAATTGTTTAAATTCTAACTTTCCATTTTTTAATGAATTAACAATGCCATCTTCTAACTTTTTCATTGTGCTTACAGTTAGTTTTTCCATTGATTTCTCTACATCCATTAATTGTGAAACAAATGCTTGAACTGGTTGAGAAAGTTTTTTTGCATTTTCTCCTGTTTTCTTTATTTCTTCATTAACTTCTTTTAATGGTTCTGGTATTGTACTTACACTTTCTCTTATTCCATCAAACTTTGCTTTAAGAGCATCAATATCTACTATTGCACCATCAAACCAACCAAAAGCATTGAATAGATTTAAAGTTGCGTTGCTAAATGTTGCCATTGCTACAACAACTTTTTCAAATGCATTAACCATATTTACTGCAATAGTTCTTCCTAGTTCTTTAAAACCACCTACAGCTTTTGATGTAGATATTAATAAAGCAGAAAATCTTTCAACAAGACCTTGTAAAACTGGTAAAAATGCAGCAATAATATATTTTGTTAATGTGCTTATTTGTTTAAATAAAATATTTGAAGTATCTTTAAATTTTTCAAAAGCTTTAACTGTTTGACTATCTAATAATAATCCTGCACTTTCTGCCTCTGTAAAAAATCCTTCTAAACCTTCTGAACCACCTTTTAAAGTATTAACTAATGCAGCACCCTCAGAATCAAAGAATTTAAAAGCTAGTCTTAATCTTGTTGATGCATCTTCTGTATTTTTTATACCATCTGCAACATCAAACAAAACATCTTTAGTGCTTCTAAATGAACCATCAGTATTTTTTAATTGTATACCTAATTCTTCTAAAGCAGCTTTTGCTTCACCTGTTCCATTCTGTGCTTCACCAACCCTCCTTATAAATCTTTGGAGAGCCATATCTAATGTATTCTGAGCTATACCAGTTTGCTCAGCGGCAAACCTCATTTGTTGTAATAACTCTACATTAATCCCTAACTTATCAGCTGTTTTACCAAGTCTATCAACGGCATCAGTATTAACTTTAACAAAAGCTCCTATTGCAGCTCCTGCCGCAGTAGCAGCAAAACCAATACGTCCAACATTTTTAGCCGCCGCTGTTGATTTTGTTGTTACTTTTGTAAGACCTTTACTTATAGAGTTAAAGGCTTTTTTAGTATTATCAATACCTTGAAATACTATATCTAATTTATTTTTTGCCATTATGTTTCTCTTGTAAAACCTCTAAATAAGCCATCCAACCATTAAACTCGCGGATAGTGATCTCCTGTAATTCCGATAAGGTTTTACCAAGTCGATCAGCTAAAGCATATTGAGCAAAGAGCTCACTATCCTCTAGGAGTTTTTTCTTTGATCCTCCACAGAAGGAGAATCCATTATATCGGTTGCTATCCTTACTAAGACTTCTCGATCAACGTTATGCAAAAGTGACATTTTGTCACTTAATTCAAACATTTTGTCACCATTATCGTCTAAAGCTTTATAAATTAATACATAAGCCATCATTGTTAAATCATCTTCTTTACTCATTTTGTAAAGTTTAGATGTTTCTGCAAGAGTTAATGGTTTAGCAAATATTTTTAACGGTTGACCGTTGTCATCTGCCCATTCAGGCACTTCAATCACTTTTATCTCTTTTGATTCAAAGTGATTTTTAGCTCTGTCTATTGGTTTCATTAAACAGTAGATTCAGTTAATGCTCCGTTCCCTTGAACAGAAATAGATGCTTCTACCATACCATCAAACGAACCAGTTCTTGTTACACCTGTTACGATAGCACTACCACTGTAGAAAGTATCGCCAGATGCATCTCCTTCTGGATAAAAGTTTAATGTTATTTCAGAACCAACATCTAAAGCTCCTTGACCACTTGTATCTGATTCATCCCAGAATACATCAATAGATCCTGAAAACTGAGTTAAAGAAGGTTTATAAGTACGCGCGCTATCGCCCATACTTGTATCTTCAATTGTGTCAGCACTTTCTTCTATTGAATATGATCTAATTTCAGCTATAGCATTAGAACCGACTTTAACGGTGCCTTCGCTTCCTTTATGAGTCGCCATTTTCAATTACCTCGTCTTTCGACTTTTTAGAAGAAGATTTAATTGATTGGGCTGCTTCTTCTTTCCAACCCTTATTCAATAAAGACTCAACCTTAGAAGGGTGAGCATCTATAGAAACTTTTCCGTCTGGACTAATCATTTTCATAATTATCTCCTATGCTGCTACATCAGGACTAGATTGAGCAGTACAATATTCAACTATAAAATTCATTGTACATACACCAATTGGTTTTTCACCTTCTCCTGTGTAAGTTATTTCTGTAGATTCTAAATATATATCTTTAGCTAAACCATCTAGTGTTGTATCGGCAGCTAAAGCAGACTCTACTTCTTTTGTAATAGTATCTATAGTGTCATCACTATTAGATACGCTTTTTACATACGCCTCTACGGCTAATGTTAGTTCTCTATTCATAAGTCTGTTTGTACCAATAACAACAGGCTCAGAATCTTCTGACTTTGTATAAATTATAATTGCTGGCAAATTGGCATTTTCTAAAGGGTAAACTCTAGATTGAAATACATTAGAAGATGTTGTAGTTAAACCAGTAAGAGTTGTTGCAACTCTTTCTCGTATTTGTTGTCTAATATGATTTGCCATTATTGTTCTTCTAATATAAGTTTTATGATTCCTGTTCTATCATTTTCTATATTTACTATTTTATAACTTGTTTGAGCTTTTAATACATTTCCATTTAGATCTTTATAAGCATTAACAACCAAATCATCTCCTGTTGCAACATTTTGTACATCATCAAAATATACATAAGCTACAGGTGTATATGATTCTATACTGACTTCTCCGTCAATAATATCATTATATTCTTCATCTCTTATAACTTTAATTGTTTTTGATGTACCACCGAAAGGTGTATACGTTGCTGTAATTGCGTGGCCAAAATCACTATCAAAATAACCAGCAAAATCTTCGTCAAATTCTATATTCCAATCACTCATTCTTCTTCTAGTAATAAAGTAACAAAACCTACGTTATCTTTTTGAACATTTATAATTTTATAACTTGTTTCTGGAGCGATAACTTTTCCAAGTTTTGTTGTAATTGGATTCACTATTAATCTATCAGCATGTGAAATATAAGGAGCATCTGTAGATTTTATATATGCCACAGGTTGATATGCGTTAATATCAACAGACCCACCAGGTATACCAAAATAAGCTTGATCTAATATAAATTTTATATTTTCAGCATTGCCTGAATCAATGTCATACCAAGTATCTATAAGACCTAGTCTATCATCCCATAAAGATTGTTGTACTTCAAAGAAAGTACCTGTTACTCCGTGTCCCGAGGTAGAAACATATGCATTAAAATCTGCCTGGGACTCTAATGCCATTATTTCTTAGCAGTTCTTTTGCTAACCTTTGGAGCTTCAGATTTTTCTAATCCTATGCTTCTATCTTTTTGTTCTGATTTTTTTTCAACATGTACACTTGCTTTGTTATAGCCAATTAAAATATTACCTTCTTGTTGGTTTAACTCAACAACATCGCCTACACGTACTTTTTTACCGTTTGCTACGGTATCAACTAATATTAAATATTTCATTTTTTTAAGCATGGGGGCATTACTGCCCCCATTCCAACTTAGCATCAGTTAATTAGTCTGATGATTTACAGAAGCTAACTGCGTGGCGAACCGCACAATCAACAGTTTGTAAAGCAACAATTCTAATTGTTCCTGATTTTGAGTTTGAGTAAGGATCAACTAAGATGTCCAAACCACCATACATACCTATTAATAGGTCTGCAAAGTTACCAAAGTAGTAATCACCGGCAGTAACTTGATTTGATTTAACAACATTATATCCGTTGACATTACCACCTGGCTCAACAATAAATTGAGCTGTGTTAGTAGCTTTTTCAACAGTTTTTAAGTTGCCATAATCAGCTGGTCTCATAATATAACTTAAAGAACCAAGTAGCGCATTATCATTTGCTACTGCAGATTCCATAGCTACAAGCTCAGCCCATGTTGGGACAGCTGCAGCAAAAGTTGTTGTATTGATTCCAGATGTATTAGCAATACCTGTAGGTTGGCCTGAAGTTCCTGAACCAGCTAATGCACCAAGGTCAATAGAAGTAGCTATTGATCTTGTTAAATTATTCCTTTTAAAGGAGGAATTTTATGTCAGTCCAATGGTGAAATTTTTC